TGGCATTAGCCGACCACTTGCCTCTTTGGACATATTCTTGGTCTCTAATGGTCAATAACACTTGTATGATTAAGCACCGTTGGCATAATGGTCAACATGGAGTGTTTAACAATACCCTGAAATCGGGGGTCTCAATGGTCACGGGGCACTTACATTCCCTAAAAGTGACTCCGTGGTCAGATTATACAGGTGACAGATATGGCGTTGACACAGGAACAATGTCGGCAATTGGAGGAGACAAGTACATCTACACGGAAGATTCGCCCGTCAACTGGCGTTCAGGATTCGCAATACTTACGTTTGTCAATGGAGAACTTATGCCGCCAGAACTTGTACAAGTCATTAGTGAAGATGATGGATTGGTGTTCTTTCGAGGGGATGTGATAAGCGTATGAAGATAGAAGTCAAAATCATTAAGGAAAATGCAGATGGTTCAGCCAACGCTCAAGTTGATTTCGATAAAGAAGGGCTTGAAACACTCGTACAGTGGGGGCTTGTTAGTCTGCTTACCAAAGCAATTGATGAATACAAGGTTAGAGATGACGAAATTCCTTTCCCTGTGCAAAAGTCTAAAAGGAAGAAAAAGTGAACCGTAATTGGAATAAGTCATTTGACCTAGTGATTGTGAACGAAGGAGGCTACGTTGACAACAAACTTGACCCAGGAGGGGCTACTAACTGGGGATGTACTCAAGCAGTATGGGAAGGCTATATTGGTCATAAAGTGTCTGTAGACGATATGAAAGCCTTAACTAAAGAAGATGTAAAACCTTTATACAAAAAGAGGTACTGGGATGCCATACACGGAGATGCTATTCCTTCGGGACTTGATTATTGCCTTTTTGATTGTGCTATCAATAGTGGTGTTAATAGGTCAGCGAAAATTATCCAAGAAATCGTGGGCGTTTTTGCTGATGGTGCTATCGGTAATAATACTGTTAGTGCTATAACTCAACTTAACCCAGTTACTGCAATTAATGAGTTCTGTGATAAACGACAAGCATTCCTAGAATCATTAAAGACTTTCCCAGTATTTGGAAAGGGCTGGAGCAAACGAGTATCAGAAGTCCGTATTCGTTCTCTAGAAATGGTTTAAAGGGCTACTTGGGCCTTCACCCATGCTTGAAGCTCAGTGAGCATTAGCGTGGTTTGACTGCATTGTCCAATAAGTATTGAGTAGGCGGTACTTGCATCAGTTCCTGAGGGGGCTGTGGAAATTCCCTCTGTTTTACTGCCACTGGGGTTGATGTGCAACCCACTACCATAAAAGTTCCTAAGATTAGCCAACTTAGCTTCATATTCATTCTTTACTCCAGAGGTGATGAGTGCTGCTTGTTTATCTTTTGAAGAATTCTCTGCTTCCTGCGCTTTTCCTGCTGCTTCAACACGCTCCTGATATGCAACAAATCGTGAATGTTCATAGCCATAGCCAAGATACACGCACCCACAAAGTACCATAACAACCAATCCAGCTTTGATGTAAGTTGTAACATTTAGTGGAAACATTATCTTTCGTCTAACGGCTTGGTGGTTAAGAATCTTAGGATAGCAACCAATATACCAATAATAATATAGCTAAAGCCATAGTAACGGTCACTGATTACTCCTTGGATACTAGAAAAGTTATCAAATAATGCCCCGAACACTACCAATGCGAAAGAAAACCACATTGTTTTGGAACGGTGCATTGGTTTTTTCATTTAAAAGGGATATGTCCTGTACCTGCAGCCCATAGTAAAAGTGCTACAGCACCCATACCAATTAGCTTAATCACCCTTTTGACGACAGATTCGCCTACAGAGGTATAAAAGTTCTTAATCACCTTTTCAGTTACTCTTTCTACAAGTTCTTCAAGTTGGTCGTCTGTTAGGGGGATTTGTGTGTTTGACATGATTAAGTAGCTTGAGTTTGGGCGGTTAAAATTCCGTTGGTAAATGTCATGGAACCATTAGTTCCAGTAAGTGTTAATTTTGCTGTAGTAATTGTGACAGACAATCCAGTTGGTGTCCCTGTAATTGCTGAATAAGGAATTGTAGTAGAGGCTGTAACTGCTCCTGTGTTGTTACCGTACAAATATCCAGTAAGTCCTGGAGTCTTAATATTGGATAGATTTGTATTGGCAATGTTACCGCCAGTAATAGATACATTATCCGAGTTTTGTGTAGATAAAGTCCCAAGACCATTAATGTTTCCGTTAGTCTTATAGAAGACTTGGTAAAACCAATCCCTAAACTGACGGGTATCTACACCTTGGTTAGTAGGAGGTGGTGGAGGAAGGTTGGTAAATGGATTGACAGCCATTATTCTTCCTCTGAATCCTCTTCATACTTCCAATTCTCAGCATAGCCATATTGTTGCAGTGCAGGAATTTGATGCTCCATACCTTCGCCAATGTCATCTCTTACGTTAATACAGTCAGGAATATCAATTTTCTTAACGTTCTTATAGGCACGTTCACAGGCTTGTTTAACGGTCTTTCCTACCCCGTTTGCCACTAGGACATAATCACCTGCCGTCACTAGGCACGGACGCTCTGTAACACCGTTCTCGTCGTTCTGAGGGGCATTCCCAACCATTACCTCACATAAGGCGTAGTCGGTAGTTAATTCATCGGGTAAACCATAGATAGGAAATCCTGTATGGTCACGCCCCGTAGTCTTAGACCTAGGGTAATCCCCAATAGGGATAACGATACCAGTAGCAGTGTCGTAACTAACTTTGAGAGTATCTTTGCCATTTAATAAGTCAACCATCCAATCTACGACAGAACCCTTGTGAAGGGCTTGTTGAATGTTAAATAAAGGCCAACCTTTACGCATTGTCCATTCTAGGGGGCGAGGTTCACCTTTTTCATCCACAATAAAGGCTAAATCTACATAGCCAGTATGTCCAATAAAGCATAGGTAATCTTCAAAGCGTTTGAGGGTTTCATCAAACAAGTTAGATTTAGTAACATATTTGATAACAGTTCCCTGTTCACCTGTGTTACATCCATAGTTACCTGACATGAGCTTCTTGTGCTCAAATCCTTCAAGGATGTTCTTACCAAATCCATTAGGGCCTATCCAAGCTCCTACTCCGAACTCGATGCCCGGGACGAACTCTTGGAGGATGAAGTCTCTTCTTTTTCCTGTTTCTTTCCATCGTTGAAGCATGAAGACCATATCTGCTGCAGATTTAGATACATAAGATAGAGCCTTGTCTGCATCACCACTGGGTTTAGAGACGTATCGTTTGGGATTAGCTTTAACAAAGTCGATAGCACTGTTGTAGTCCTTAAATTCAAAAGAAGGGATAACTGCAAGTCCTGCCTTCTTCATAATGTCTTGACCATAATCACGGTCTAGTTCCATCTTGGCGCCAAGCATATTAGTACCAATAATTGGGTAACCCTCTTCATGGAACTTTTCTAGTTCCCGCATTTGAAAAGCGTTATCCGATAATACGATTAGGTCTGCTTGTTTGGCATGAATCTGCCAGTTCTGAACTTGGTCAATAAGTCCTTTGCCAATCTTAGAACGCTCCTGACCGTGGGGCTTAATCCATTGTTTAACTTCGTGTCCTTCGGAAAGAGCACGAATACCAAAGTCAACCAATGCTCCTGCAGGGTCAAGCAATAATATGCGCATTATTTCATTTTCTTTCTAGTCTTGCCTGAAGGTGGTTTACCTGCTCTAGCTTTAGAAAGAGCAATAGCAACTGCTTGCTTTTGTGGACGACCAGCCTTCACCTCTTTGGAGATGTTAGAAGAAATAGTCTTTTTAGATGAACCTGATTTAAGAGGCATTATTTTTTCTTCCTTTGTGTTTCATAGGCACCATAAGTTGCTTTAATAATTAAATTTGCTGCACGAGATAACTCTTTGTCAGTTCTAGCGTTATTAATCATATCAGTAACTTTTTTAAATTCCGTTGGGTCTTTGATAATGGTTTTGTTAACATTTGCACCAATATTACTCCATAGTGTTTTCCCTTGTTCAACAGGAAGACCTTTTAAATAATATCCCAATTCTTGTTTAAATACTTTTTGACCAACCTCATCTTTACCAAAATTACCCATTTGAGTATTAATAGTTCTGTAATCTTTACTTTTAAACATCTCTGGTAAATTATCTCTAGCTTTTGCAATAAACTCTTTTTCAGAAGCGTTACGTGCAACCTTTTCAGCACCGCCTGGAATAAACTTGTTTACAGCTTCACGAACCTTCTCTTGTTCATTCTTGCTTAATGCTTTGAACTCATCTGATTTGAGGTTATTGATAACAGCATTACCATCTAAGGCATTACCATCTTCATCAAGAAATAGGTTTTTAATCTTTTTAGCAGATGAAGCACGAGATTCTGCAGGAAACTCCGAAACAATATGTGTCAAATCTTCTTTTAAACCTGCACCAGTTTTTTCAGCTAATGCTGCGTCATATCCAGCTTTAGCGTCTTCATATAACTTATTAACTGTTGCGTCTTTTCCATGTTGTGCTTGTAACTCTTGAGTAAACTTATATGTTTCACTTGTTGGGTCAGTAGACACCTTAACACCAGCAGTTTTAGCTTCTGTACCTAATGCAGATTCAACATCACGAGCCGCAAGTTTTGCTTCTCCTTGAGGAATAAACTTAGATAACTTTGCAACTTTACCAGCTACTCCAGGCATCATTGTATAAGCCGCAGTTTCAGCCATACCAAATACTTTTTGAGCTAATTTGGACTTAACTAAAAAGTCTGTTGTAGATTTCACTGGGGCTGGCATACCAGTAGCTAATCCAGCAAGTGTTTGTGTACCTGTGCCATAACCTAAATCTTTAGCAACAGATTCAGCTAATCCAGATGCGGCACCCATTACAGCACCGCCAGCACCAGTAACTAATGCTCCTGGGCCAGTAAAACCACCAATTAATCCTCCAATAGCACCACCAGTAGCAGCACCTTTAGCAATATTAGAACCATATTCTGACATTGGTACTTTATTAACACGAGATGGGTCAAATCCAAATGTTTGTTTGGCTATTGGAACTTCTTTACGAAGAGAAGTTGGAGCCATCAATGCTGCACCACCTTCAGTTACTTGTGGTGTTGTCAATCCAGTTGCGGGTTTATAGTCAGTTTTTGGAATATCGGCAGGAGCACCTTCTACAGATACTTTTGCTTCTGGCTCAGACTTACCAAGGTGAGAAATAATCTTTTCTTTAGCTTTTGAAGGGTCTGTTTCAGAAATATCGTAATGCTGACCTTGGTATTCATATACTGGCATAGTAGTCTTTAATCTAGTTTGATTGGGTCTTCTTTAGTACCAGTGCCACGAGGCTTTTCACCACCAATTGGATTCTTTGTAGTAAATTCTGTAAAACTCATATCAGGAT